GCAGGAACAATAGACGAATATACGATATCGCCAACGTTAATAGCAGTTGTAAGCGGCAATGTAATGCTATTTGCTGCGCTATTGCTTGTTGCTGTTACTGCAGCTGATGTGCCGTTGCTTGCAGCGCGGCCAACATATAGAGCGTTGCCGTATGCAAGGAAGTTTGCGGCTGTGAAGAATGTTTCTGGGTTTAGGTTTGATGGTTTACCAAAAGTATTAACTAATTGCGACTCTGTTCCAATTAGAACTGGAGATAGAACCGGACCCCAACGAAATAGACCCGCGATAGCTCCTGTTGTAGTAGCTACTGCAGGAACAACGGTAGTTAGGTCAATTTCGCTTACTGTTACACCTGGGCTTATGCTGAATGCCATTTTTGTCTCCTATTGAGGTCTTATTTTGTTATATTTATAAAATTCAGGAATTAGAAAAGGCTGATCCAGTCTGCATAGTTCCTATCTTCAACAGTATACACCACTTCCTCATCAGGACTACCATCATCAAAAACACCAAAAGGCAGAAGATCTTCCATAATTTCTTCTTCTGTTCTATCTCTTAATTTCGTAATTGTATTTATGTCTGAATACTCTTTGAAGAAATTCTGGTCAGTAAACCAAGAAAACAATACCAAACACATAACTAAGTCGTCATGCGCTCCAGGTTCTGCTTCATAAGAGTTTCCTTTTTTAGAAAACGTAGATAATTCTCTAATTGTATCAAAATCGTTCACAATAAATTGATTTTGTTCTACTAATAATTTCAGCATAGAACATCCAACAGACTTAACTGTTTTTGTTGTTCTAATGCCTCTTTCTGCGCCACGACCGTAACCTAATGTTACTTTTTTCCCGCCCGCTCTACCGTCATGAGCTGTGTACAAAATATTATCGTATCCATATTCATACAACACGTTATCTGCAACTTGTCCACCAATATCGTTTATTTCAACAAGCAAAGCTGCATTGTTGTATACTTTACAGATATTGTATAAAGTCTTAGAATATTCAATAGGAGTTATCATATTGTTTCTGTATGTACATACTTGCTGATACGGCAGAGACGTTACATCAACAATTTGGAAAGCTGAATAGTCTAGACCTTTACCTCTTGACGTATCTGCAACAACAGCGTAAATATGATTTTCTTCAGGCTGTTTGTATTGATTCAACCCATCCTTTGACATCAACGGATATTGCGGAACAAGCTCTTTTAATTTCCATCCCGAAATAAGCGTACCAGAACTTCCCAAGAACTGAACATTATATTCTTGGTCAAACTTTTCCTGATCACCACCCATACCTGCAAGGGTTGATCTTCTCCACTCTTCATCTCTTCCAGGAACTCTAGACCAATGAACTTCAATAGCGTTGTAATCATTTTTGCCGTTTTGCGCTTCTGCCCAAAGTTTGTAAAAGTGATTGAGACCATTAGGCGTAGAAACTAGAACGATCTTAGTTGTTTTACCTGATGAAATAGTAGGGAAAACTGATGTGAAGAATTCTTCCCAGTTTTCAATGAACGCAGCTTCGTCGATGAATAGAAGGTTGATTGCGTAACCACGAATCGCTGAGGCTGACGTAGCAGATGCGATAACACGAGAATTATTTTCTAATTGGAAAGATCTTTTGTTCCATTCAATAACACCCTGTTGTAGCCATTTTGGTAGATGCTCATACGCTAACTGAACTTTGCCAAGAATTTCCTGAGCAGTTTCAGCTTTGTTGGCGAGAATAGCCACGTTCTTTTCAGGGTGGAACAATATGTACCAAAGAATAAATCCGCAGGTTGTTGTTGACTTGCCGACCTGACGAGCAGTTGTGATGATAGTATGGCGATTGTCTGCCATACTTTCGACCATTTCTTTCTGGAAATCATACATCTTGAACGGCACTAGACCTTCATCGACATTGATGATTTTCATGTATGTTTCAATAAAGTAGGTTACATCTTGAGAACACTTGATGTATTCTTTAACTAATTCTGGAGTCCACTCAACAGAAACATTAGTTCTTTTTAGGTTTGAATTTCCTTGATACCCTGTATAACCATGAATTACTGCATTAACAGAATTGCTCGAAGAATTTGCTGTCATTATTCACCTATCTCGCCTTTCAATAATTTCTGTAACGCCGCAGTACTTCCGACAAACAGATTGTTATTTACCGTTCCTGGATTGTTTGGTGATGCAGCTGGTGCTTGCTTTTCAATTTCTTTAATTTGCTTACTTAATGCAAGAAGCTCTTTGTTTGCGCTCACTAATTCTTTCATCATAGTAGCCACTACCTCATACGCGCGAGGATGTTGTGTCTGCGTAGCAAAATCAATCATATCGCCCAGAGCCTCAGCACCATCTTCAATGATGCTTCTAAGATTTTCTCTTGCATAATTAAAATCATCAACCGCTGCATTTCCTGTTGCTTCAGGAGTTTCTACGATTTCTTTTTCAATTTTCGCAGGAAGCGGTGATACATTTAGAATTTTGCTTATGTTTTCAGTGTTTGCCATTATAAGTTTTCCGTAAAGTCATAAATGAATCCATAATTTGAATTAGCTTGTATTAGATTTCTTGCAATCGATAGTGATGCATTGGTTGTTGGAGTACCGTTAGCAAGTTGTCCTGGAGTTATTGTAGAAGTGAATACAGGAGTTGTGTTAGAAGTTACAATTGTATCATCATAAAGATTAGTAATAGCCTGTGTGATGACACCACCCTTACTCGTTGGACCGTATAGATAACCTTTAAGAGTAAATTCTAAAGTCCATACAATCGCTCTTCTATTTTCAAACCCGTTTTCATAATTATCTTCCATGCTAACAGATTTAATAACAACAGGAATATCCATTGAGATATTCATTTCAGGGATTATGTTTATAGTTGCTGTCCACTCTGGTTTAAAGAATGGCAAAATTTGTTCAATTATCTGTGTTCCATCATCAGCATTTCTGGTCATTACTGACATAGTAATATCAAAATCGTAAGGCACAGGATTAAACTGTGTCAAAAATGTTGATGCATCTCCAGAAAGATTTTTATTTCTTGAGATTGATGTTAGTTTTCTCTCTTCAGCATATCTAAAACTTTTAATTTCAAACGAAATTCTAGGAAGAATAGTATCAATTTGTCTCAACAGATCAGGATTCTGTTCTATGCGTGTGAGATATCTTTCTCTAGGTCCATAGGCAATAGGAACATTTATTTCATTAAGAAGATTTCCTGAGGAATCAAATCTCTGAACAGTGATGTCATTAAACAGCGTACCAAATAGGACGATGTATTTTCTTATTGTGCCAAAATAGTACGTATATCCAAACATTAGAAAGTTCCTCCTTCACTAAACGGATCTTTAATCGAGAAATCAATAAAGCCGCTTGCTGTGTTTTGGAAGAATTCATTCTCTTGTCCAAACAATGGATTGTCTGGTTGATTTGATCCGAAGTTTTCTGTTACAAATGGTTCAGATGCTTCAGAAGTAATGCCGGTATTTGATTCGGTATCTATTGATCCACCAGTTGCCTTTTGTGAATAATTGTTTGAGACTTGGTCAATGACATCGACACCAGTATCGAAAGTTTCGCTGCTGTAGTTGAATTTCTCGCAACGCAATTCATAGTGCTGTAGAGCACCAGTTTGATAGAAAGTTGACTCGTGTTCTACAAACTTGATTTCAAAAATCCCTGTTGTGAATGGGAAATACAACAGATCACCTTCGCGCGGACGAGCGAAATTATACTGTCTTCCAACTTCTTCATCAAATCTACGACGAGCAACACACATAGTAAGTGTATCACCAACCATTAGCCCAAATTTAGACATCAGATCACCATCACCACCGAATCCAGCATAATCTTTAAGATACATTTCAATCTGTATTGCATTGTCAAACTTAGAAGAAGAATCTTCACCAAACAACTCATCCAAGTTTACATGAGTTCTTGGCATATAATATACGTCAATACCATGCATCTTAATCATCTCTGTAGCGAGATCATTAAGGAGGTTTTGTTCTCCGTTGAATCCGTAAAGGTTAAAGAATGGATTAGTTGGCATCAGCAGGTTTTTTCATTTTAATGTGGCCCAAATAATATTTCTTATGCCATTCTGCAGATTGTTCTGGTGTTAATCTGACTTCTGCTGATGCATATGGGTGTGTTGCATTTCTTTTGTTTGACATAAAGTCGCTTTTTTGTTGGTCAAATCTTTTTTTATTTTTCAGATTTTGTCTTGGAGTCAACCCAACAGTTTTATTTTCATTTCCTGCAAAATTAGTATCTTCTAACGCCTTTCGTACAAGATGTTTAGGCACTTTCATCACATGAATATCTCTTTTTTCATCTGGAAGACGGCTTACTTTTTTCCTTTTTCCTGCCTTTGCTTGGCCTTCTTCTGTATAAGCATAAGCCTTTGCTGTATTTGGGTCAAACGCATGTGAAACCATTCCTGTTGTTGGATCTGGACGAACAATGCCATGTTTTTTTATACTATCTCTATGCTCTTCAGATGCTCCATGATACAAATACATATGATCTCCATCGTCATCATCATGTATAGAGTGTAAAGACCCTTTTCTATAATGAGCTTTATATTGTTTCGTTTCTTCTTCACTAAGGAATTGTTTAAATGATCTCATAGAATTACCCAATCATATCTGCCAGCGGCAGGCTGTAATCGTTAATCATTTCGTGCTCTAATGCATCAATTTCTTTAGTGGCTTCATCATAGATCTTTTCAGCATTAAACTTCATTCCGCCAGGAAGAGCAACATCACGATATTTAATTAGATTTTCACCCCACTGCTTTTTGATAAGAGCAGTAGCATAACGACAAAGCCAACGGTCGCCCCACGCCTTTGAGTATACATTAGGATCAATTACTTGATACGCTTCAATTATCATATACTCGCCCACATTAATTGCTGTCCAGTCCATATCAACATACAAAATACTACTATGGCGGTTATATCGTAAAGGCTGTTGTCCGACCAACATTTGTTCTAGGAATTGAATGTTTTGCATGGCCAGAT